TCCATGAATAAGTCTGGAACCCATAATGCATAAAATAAGTCTCTTGCCTTCATCTCTTCATCACCGTGATTTTTTCTCATTTCAAGAAAACTTTCAATGTCTCCGTGCCACGGTTCAAGATAAATGGCAAAACTGCCGTTGCGCTTACCTGATTGGTTTATGTAGCGAGCCGTATTGTTAAACACTTTCAACATTGGCACGATGCCCGCTGTTTTGCCATTTGTCCCACGAATGTGCGAATCTTTACATCGAATGTTATGAATATGAAGTCCAATTCCACCGGAATATTTAGATATTTGCGCACATTCTTTTAATGTGTTATAAATGCCATCTACACTATCATTTTCCATTGCCTGCAAAAAACAAGAACTTAATTGAGGTCTTGGACTACCAGCATTAAACAATGTAGGAGTTGCGTGAGTAAAATATTTTTGAGACATTAAATCATAGGTTTCTTTAATGTCATCCATTTTTTTACCGTGTATTCCAATCGCAACTCTCAACCACATATATTGAGGTCGTTCTACAATAGTATTATTAATTTTATATAAATAGGCGCGTTCAAGCGTTTTAAATCCGAAAAAATCAATTAAATAATCTCTATTGTGATTTATCATTTCATCGAATATTTCGCGATTGCTTGAAACAGTTTCCCATAATTCTTGAGAAATAATAGGAGAATGACCTTCATGCACATCATAAAAATAATATAATTGTTTCATTGCTTCACTAAATGAAGGACTTGTATTTTTTTGATGATTTGAAACCAGTATTCTTCCGGCTAATGTTGCGTAATCTGGATGATGTGTAGAGAGAGAAATACAATGGTCTGCTGTTAATTCATCGATTTTTGTTGTGTGAATTTTGTCATATAATTGGTCGATGACCTTCATTGTTAAAGAAGAATAATTTACATTAATATTTGCTTCCATTCCCAATTTTTTAATACGATTTAAAATTTTATCAAATGCGATTTCCTCTAATTCACCGTTTCGTTTGATTACTCTCATATTAAAAGTTTCCATAAAAATAATATATAATATTACAGCATTATTTTATATTATTTTATTAAATATATGAATAAATATGTATTAACCATAATTTTACTTTTTCTGATGAGTGTATTATTATATTCTGCTTCAAATAAAGAAAATTATGATAATTTAGGAAGTGGAATATATCCTGCTTCTGTAAATAATGTATTATTAGAAGATGTTTATCCTATTAACAGTAAGTCCGGAGTATCCAAAAATAGCGGACACAATATTTGGTGGCATTATCCTATTTTCGAAGTCGGGTCATACGAACAAATCACGAATAATTTGAAATATCCGAATAATCCAGATGACGGACAATGTATGCCTGCCGAATTTTGTGGTGCGTTATATAAAGAACATCAGGAAAAATCTAATATTTCAACAATGCTGCCTCTTGCCGAAGACAATTGTGGATTGCGAATAAATTATTACACGACGCCTAAAACAATGTTTGCATTTAAACAAGATTCGGGAAATATATTATATTGATTTTTTTGCTTACTCGTTCGTTTCATTTATTTTTTATTCTTCTTTTACGAGAGAAAGAATGGTTGATTTTCCACTATTGATAGAAATCAAACATTTATTTTCACTTGTAGCAGCAGCGACATTCCTTCTTTTATTTGGAGCACGATGCGAATAATCGCCAGTTCTTTCTCTCTTTATAATATTCCAAATATCTCGAATTTCTGAAATATTATCTTGAAACCAACGACGATTTCTTTTTACAAGAACACAACTATATGTTTGCAATTTCCAGTATATGTTTTTAATCCAGGTAATATCATTTTCTTCCATTTTTTCAATAGTCTCACTTTCAAATAGGTCAAATTCGGATTTATTCATGTCTACTGGTTTATAAATATATGTGGGAATTCCTTCTTTGGAAAAATACATAATTATTCCTTTCAGTTCACCATTATTTGTTTGTGTAAAATGGGTTTCTGGTTCAGCATCTATTTCATAATCATTTATAAAGTCAGATTCATTATCATATTCGAGGAATTGTGTCTCTAAAAAATCACATTCATTTAAATCACACACTTCCATTTGAAGCTGCATTTGTATCCAATACTCTTTTTTAGGTATTCCATCTATTTCACGATTGACTATATTTTTAATTTCAAGCATTCTTCCATATCTTGGAGAAGTTGGATTTGTGATGATTCCATCAGGTGATGCACCTAAAAAATCATAGTTTGAATGTTTTATACACCCGAATTCTTCAATCTTTGTTTTAACCATTTTTTCGTAGACAAGCACAGAGACAGGCTCATATTTTTGTCCCCAGTGAAGTGGCGATTCTGTATTAATATGTGGCGTAGCAATGTCTTCTATGTTTGTTTCCCTTTTAGTAAATGCTGCGCATTTTTCATAAATTATTTGATTTTTTGTTGCAGTTGTTTCAAAAATTTTATATGCATTGCTTGCTGTAATTAAATTGTTACGAAAATCATACCATTCTGGAGTTCTCTGTATGTGTTGTGGTTGTGAATGTAAATAATCTATTTTATGTTTAATGTCTTCTCTTTTTTGGTCTTCTGATTCTTTTTGGTCTTCTGATTCTTTTTGGTCTTCTGATTCTTCGGACCTTTTTGGAAAAAATAAAATATGAAATAAATCGATTATTTCTTCCATCATTTCACAACACGGAAAAAGAATAATCATATCTTGTAAAAAAAAATCATTAAAATCAGGTTCTGAAATTAATTTCGGATTTTCATCTATATATTCATTCATGCATTCCAATATATCTATAATATCATTGTTACTTGGAATTTGTTCTTCATTTGAAATATCATTGTTATTTGATTGTTCTTCATCTTCATCTTGATAAAACAATTTCCGCATATCATCTTGAATACTCTTTATTTCATTTATATAATGAGATATTTGTTCCATTATATAAATATTACTTAATGTATTTAAACCGAAATTTGTTCGGTCATGATGATTTCCGCTTTTGGGCGGAAATCATTTAAACCCTTGAAGAAATTAAACCCTTGAAGAAATTAAACCCTTGAAGAATTAGAATGGGACAAAGTCCCATTCTTTTCTTAAGGGTCAGTGACCGGTAAGTTTAAAATAAGGACGCTGTAAGCGTCCCATTTTAAATCTTCGCCGGTTTAAATGACAGTTGCCACAGTTGCCACAGTTGCAACTGACACGTGTTTAATATTTTTGATTGTCCCCGAATTTTTAGCAGCAGGTAAACTTTTCAATGTAGAAATACGCTTATCTAAATTCTTCAAAGTAAAATGTTTGGTTTGTTTATTATAAGACAATGAAGGTATTTCTTTAATTTGTCCAGTTTCTTTATCATAAATGACATCTTTTACCTTTTGTAATTTTTTTCTCTCTAAACAATCTTTCATAAAGCTCATTAATAATCCCTCTTCTTCTTCAGACAAATCGTGTTCAAGTTTATATTTAGAAACATAAAGAGAAATTTTTTGGATTTTTATAGTCCTGTCTAATTTACACCACGGACCATTGCTGTTTGTATTTTTTTCACTTTCCAAAAAAATTTCTAAACTTGATAAATTACCAGATGATTTTGTTTCTTTAATTGGAACACCACTTAAAAGCATTGTCTTGTATTTAAGGTTTTTCAATTCTGCACATTCTTCACTTTTATGTTCTTCCATTATATAATATAAAGCGTTAAGTTTAACCTCTTTTATATTATATGTTTGAAAAAGATGAAAAAGATGAAAAAGATGAAAAAGATGAAAATCCAAGAAAAATGGTAATTACGGGACAAAATAATAAATATCAAATAAAAAAGGCAACTAAACAACAAGAAATAAACAAGGAACGAACCACTCTTTTAAATAAGAATATTTGTCCTACTTTGTTTGAATTTGATAAACAATATGAATTATTATTATTAAATGAATTGCCTCCTATTATTATCAAAGAAATAGAGAGAAAACTTTCCGGATATAAACAACAAGACATTAAAAAAAATATATATAATGAACAAGAAATCATTCAGTTTCATCAAGTAATGGAGAAATTCATTGAATGCAACTTAAATTGTTATTATTGTTTTCAACATATGAAATTATTATATAAAATTGTTAGAGATTCTCAACAATGGACACTTGATAGAATTGATAATTCTCTCGGACACACATATGCAAATGTTGTAGTCTGTTGTTTAGAATGTAATTTGAAAAGAAGAATTCAATCAAGTAAAAATTATTTATTTACAAAACAATTAAAACTTGTAAAATCGTAAAATCTCGTGAAATCTCGTGAAAATCGTGAAAATCTTTAGAATAAATATAATATGGAAGCCGATGATTGTAAACATTACAAATGGAGTTTTGGCGAAACATATGAACAGAGCAAACGCAACAGTAACAATAATGGTAACAATAAGAATAACAGTAATGTTGAAACAACTGCTTATTTAGCAGCATTGAATCACGATGAACATAGCTGGGAAACATTAAACTCAAATCAAGCCGAATCTTCCAATAAGAGAGAAGAAATTGAACATAAATTGTCTGAAAGAGACATACTTCCAAGAACAAGCATGAATCCATTTATGCCAAATAATAATTTTTCAGAAGATATTGATACTTTTTTAAAACCCCAAGGCACAAAATTATCGAATGAAATAACGAATTAAAATAATGAATGAAAAATAAGGATTTAAATAAAATAAATAAACTAAATTAATCAATGAACACAAACACAAATTCATCCTTTATTACTCAAAACAATTTATTATTAAATAACCTGATTCAGTTTTATAAGAATGATGATAATTTGACACGAATGTTGAAAATTATTACGGGAGAATCACTTATTTCTCTCCGCATTGTTGATTGGTTTGCCACAAATTATGCAAAGAAATATTATACTCTTTATACAATTGACGATGATACTGAAAATGGACGAAGATTTAAAGTATATGTTGATTATAAATTGAAATTAAAAGCATATTCTAAAAAACGACTAGATCCTTTTTGTCGATGGGAACGGATTAATATTCCATATAAAAATGGAAGCAGTATTGAAACCACGATTGGACAATTGAACTTTTTTAAATGGGCGCTTGAAAATAAAGTCATTGATTATATTGAACAACATTATGATGAAATTGAAAAAGATATGAATTGTCGTAATAGCACATCGAAAAGAAAGGAAAATGTAGACAACTCCAAAACGCGGAAAAAGAGAGAAGAATTGTCTATTTCAGCAACGAAAAGCATCAAGAAAGAAAAGGTGGAAATTGTTGTTGAATTTCATTGATTGTTTGTTGTTTCTTTGTTTCTCTCTTTTTACGAAATAAAAAGCCAAGAAA